CAACATCAACAGTAGACATCTCTGGTTCAAACCACGCGGATGTTTTTGCTCTTTTTGATGATATGAAAGATCTTGTGACATCAAAAGATGGTCAAGTAGACTTCATTATGTGTTCATCAAATGTATTGAACATTTTCAAAAAAGCAGTAAGATCAGTTGGTGCTGGTTTTGACTACTTCACTTCACCAATCACAAATAGAACAGTTCTTGCTTACGAAGGAACACCTATCTACACAAACAATCACTTAAAAGGTGTAGATATCTCAGGTGGTGCTTCAGGAACACAAGAAGCTCTATTTGCAGGTTGTTTTGAAGATGGTGGCAACAATGGTATTGCTATGATATACCCAGATGGAACACCAGCTGGTATTGATGTAAGACCATTAGGTGAATCAGAACTTTACAATGCTGACATTACTAGAGTCGCTATGTATACGGCTTTATCAGTATACAACGACAAAGGTCTATCAGTAGGTAAAGCGACTGTTGCCTAATACCAATTAAGATCACAAATAATGAACAAGGGCCTTTATGGCCCTTGTTTTCTCTATAATCACTAAATACAAGTGAGGATCAAATTATATGGCTTTAACATTAATCACAACTGCAGGTGCAACAAATTCAAACTCATATGCCACAGTAGCTGAGGCAAACACTTACCACGATTCAATCAGAGAACAAGCAGATCAAACTTGGTCAGCATTACACGATGGCAAGAAAGAAAGACTTCTTGCTATGGCAACAAGACTGATTGATGAACATTTTGTATTTTTAGGTTATAAAAAGAATCACGATCAAGCATTACAATGGCCAAGATCAGGAGTGTTGAAAGATGGAAAATATTCACAGGCTTTGTTTGATCATTTAGACAGAGATACTATCCCAGATTTTGTAAAAAATGCAACAGCAGAATTTGCCAGAATATTACATTCAGAAGACACAACTGCTGATGATGATACTGCTGGATTCAAACAATTAATGGTTCAAGGTATCAGTTTAACAATGGATCAAAGTTCAAGATTATCAAAAGGTGTTATCAGATCAAGTGTTTATTCAATATTAAGAAAATATGGAGATTACATTCCATCATTAAATGCAGGATCAGGCGGCATAGGTCAAAATAGATTAGTAAGGAGTTAGTCCAATGGGATTAAGGTCTGCTATACAATCAGCAACAAATAGTGCTTTTAGTGCCTTAGGTGATATACCTATTTCAGTGACATACACTCAGGTTTCATCAGGTGGATATAATGCTACAACAGGCACAACAACTGAAACAACAAGTTCAACAACATTGACAGCATTGATTACAAAATTTGAACAAGAAAACATAAATGCAGGGTTGGCTCAATCAACAGATAGACAAATGTTAATTCCTGGAAAAGATTTATCATTAACACCAAAGCCACAAGACAGAGTAAATTTTGAAGATGCAGATTATGAAGTGACTAAGGTTGAAAGAGATCCTGTGACAGCTTTATATAAATTACATATAAGGGAAAGATAATATGGCTTTGACAATACCACAAGCATTAAAAAGAATTGATCAAATAATGAATCAAGTGCAAGAAGGTTTTACAACTGAAGGATCACAAACAGTGAAATCTAAAACACCTGTAAGAACAGGTAAATTACAAGGTGCTTGGAATTCAAGAAATGCAAAGTTTGGTCGTGTATCAGAAATAAACAATGATACACCATATGCAGGGTTCGTGGAAAACGGATCCTCAAAAATTAGACCAAGAAAGATGGCGGCTCAGACTGTTCAAAGTCTAAGAACTAGAGCAGACTCTATCGTCAGAAAGGCAGTGAAATAGATGACCTTTCAAGCAGAGAGAGCCAGCATTGAACAGCGATTAGTTGACAACCTATCTGGAACATATATTCAATTTGATAATGTTCTTGGATTGGTTGACAATGCTGGTAATATCGTAAACACACCTGAAGCATTAGACGAGTGGGTGAGCTTAACAATTTTAACCAATAATAATACTCAAGCAGAATTAGGTTCAAAGTTTTCAAGACAAGAAGGACTGATAAGTGTCCAAGTATTTGTTAAAACGGGCACAGGAACACAAAGAGCTAGAGTATTAGCAGAATCAATTAGAACAATATATCATATAGTAAATTTTAGTGATATTACAACAAGAGCTTGTAGTATGACAGTGGTTGGTGAACAAGCGGGTGGACAAGACACAGATAACTTCTATCAGGTCAATTTAGACATTCCGTATTTCAGGCATCAAGCATAAATAATAGTAGGAGAACAAAACAATGGCAATACCAAGTGCAAGTTTAACACAACTGATAATACAAAAAGAAGATGCTTTAGCAGGAGCAAGATCAGATAGCAAAGTTCCAATTAGAGCAACATCTGAAAGTATTGTTCCAGCTGTGTCAACTATCTCTTCAGAAGAGATTGATTCAACAAGAAATGTATCTGATTTAAACAAGGTATCATCACAAGCAGAAGGTGACATTGAATTTGAATTCTCAGCAGATGGTCCAATTGATGCATTCATAACATCAGTATTACAAACAGGTAGTTCAGGTGCAAATGATGTAGATCTTATGACAGATAACACTTCATATCAAAATGGCACAACTCAATCAAGTTATGCAATTGAAAAGAAAACAACAGATGGAACAACAAACTTCTACCAACTATACCAAGGTATGGTTCCAGCATCTTTAGAATTAACAGGTGAGTCAGGTTCATTTGTGACAGGGACAGTTAGTTTCGTAGGTTCTAAAGTAAATGCTATGTCAGGAAGTCAAACTTTAATATCACCAGCGGCGGCAACAACTACACAACCATTTTCAACTGTGGATTCAAACACAGTGATTAAATTCAATGATGATGCGGCGACAGTGACAAATGCATCATATGATGATTTAACAGATGTGGTTCCAACTGCTTTCTCATTAAACTTTGATAATGGTCTAAGAGCACAAACACAAATTGGAACAACTGATTTGGCAGGAATTGGTTCAGGTAGATTTGTTGCAACAGGATCAATGACTGTGTATGCCAGCTCAACACACTCACAAACATTATTCAACAACTACATCAACACAACTAAATTTGGTATTTGTTTTCAAATTGGTAATTCAACAGACACTTACAGATTTTATCTTCCAGAAGTTATTATAACATCAGCTCAAGTTTTAGCAGGTGGTAATGATGAAGATGTGTTAATGGAATTGGAATTCCAAGCTGTTAAAACAACAATTGGTTCAGACACTTTCACTGTTCAATTAGTGAAAAACGAAACTTAAAATTTTACACTTAAAATCCTATATAAATACTTGTCTAACAAACGAGGTATAGAAGTATGGATTTTACAAAACAATATGGATCTACAGATCCAAAAACAAATGCACAATGGGTGGAGCATCAAGGTGCAAAATTCTTCATTGCTCCAGCAAATAACATAGCCTTCAAAAACAAAACTCTTGAAATGTTTAAAATGAATGAACTTCAAGGTGGAGGTTTAGACAAACTCACAGCAAAACAAGTGGTAGATATTGAATCTGAAATCAAAGCCCACACTATCTTATTAGATTGGGAAAATGTTGAAGACAGAGGACAGACCTGTGGCTATAATCAAGACAAAGCCAAAGAGATGTTGACCAACTATGAACAATTCAGAAACTTTATAGATGCTGAATCTTTAAAGATAGCAACTGAAATTAAAAAAGTAGCAGACAACAAAAAAAAGTCCTAACCTCACTCACTAGATGGATGGCAGAGTGGGGGCCTTATTCTAATATACCAGCCGTCCACAGCAAAGCACCTACATATCCAAAACACTTAGATATCTATGTAAGTGCTTATAACTCTTTAGCCAATGACAGGTTAAATACAAGTGGAGGAGTTGGATTTATTCCATTTCCTTCAATTTTGCGATATTGTAAATGGTGTGGCATAAAGGATCAAGAAGAATTCATTGCTATTATCCAAGAAATGGATAGAGAGTATGTTTCTACTGCTCACAAACAGCAAGAGAAACAAATGAAAAAGGATAGTAAAAAATGGCAACAGAAGTAGTAAATCTTAAGATAACGGTTGATAGTTCAGGTGCTGTAAATTCAGTTAATAAACTCAAAACAAATTTAGGTGGTGTCAATAAGAGTTTTGGCAACACAGGAACAGCAGGTGCATTAGCATTTTCAAGAGTAAAAGGTGCTATTGCTACACTTGGTTTAGGTTTATTAATTAAAGAAGTAGCACAAACATCAGCAGAGTTTGAAGATTTACAATTGGCCTTGAATGCTGTATTTGGCGGAGTAGATGAAGGTGCCGCGGCATTTGAAAGAGTAAAAGATATTGCAGGTAAATTACCCTTAGACATTGATTTAATTACATCAGCATTTACACAATTAAAAGGTGCAGGTATTGAACCAACTGAAGAACTATTATTAAGTTTCTCAGATGCGGCTTCCGTATCAACTGACAAGGTTGGTGCTTTTAGATCATCAATTGATTTGTTTACCAGAACGATGCAAGGTGGTTTGGGTTTAGAAGAACTGCAAAGACTACAAGATAGAGGTTTACCTGTATTTGATGTATTAAATGAAAAACTAGGTATTACCAGATTAGAAGTTTCCAACTTAGGTAAGACGGCTGAAGGTGCCAAAAAGATCAGAGATGCTTTATTCCAAGGCTTTGATGAAAGATTTGGTGGTGCCACAGAAATAGCCTTAAGTTCATTATCAACAAGATTCTCCAACTTTGGAGATGCTATGAAAAAAGCGGCTGTGGCTTTTGGTGGAAAAGGAAAAGGCGGATTCCTAGATGGATTAGCAGATGCCACTGGTGGATTAACAGAATTTATAGGTGAGAATGAAGACTTACTTGCGGCAATGGGTAGACTATTAGGACAAGGTTTGAATCTTGTCATAGATGCATTTGGTTTGTTATTTGATGCAATTAGAGTAGTAATTGATATAGTGAACTCAACAATAGATGCTTTTATATCAATGAAGAACACTTTGGTAGAAGTGGCTGATGGTGTAGTAGCATTTAAAAACAAAGTCTCAGGCAAGTTTGAAGAAATGAAAGACTCAGCTGTTGATTCTGCGAAAGGTTTGTATGAAGGAGTCACAGGGTGGTTTAGTGATACTGAAGAAGAAGTAGTAGGTGGTTCAATTGTCCCTGATATGGTTGATGGAGTTATTGTCCAATTCCATAGAATGGAAAGAGAAACTATATCAGCAACAAGATCAATGAGCCAAGGCACGGTTGGTATAATGAGAACAGAATTCAGTGATAGCAATTTATCACATATATTAGTTGATCCAGTTGATAGAGCAACAAGACAAGTTTCAGGATCATTTAACAGAATGGAAAGTTCTTTATCAAGCAATATATCAAGTGTATTAAAAGGAACAAAGAGTTTCAAAGATGCAATTATTGATTTAGGTGCTCAAGTTATATCAAGTCAAATTGGAGGAATTTTTACTCCAGGAGGCGGAATAGGTGGAGGTCGTTCAAGTAGTGGAGGAATTGGTAGTTTAATAAGTTCTGTAGCTGGCAGTTTCTTTGGAGGCTTTTTTGCCAAAGGTGGAACATTAGCCAAAAACAAATTTGGTATCGCTGGCGAAAAAGGACCTGAAATAATTCAAGGCCCTGCAACTATAACACCTATATCAAAAAGTTCATCAGGTGTTTCTCCTGTGTTTAATTTTAACATCACAGGAAATTTAGGAACACAAACAAATGGGTCAGTCACTCAAAATGATTTAAACAGAATGGCTGGTAAAGTTTTAGAAGAAAGTATTAGAATAATGTCAACACAAGGGAGATTTGCATAATGGCGGCTAACACAGCATCAGCGGTTCATCCATCACCTACTGACACTAATTCAAATGTTATATCAGTTGGTCCAAGTGTCAACTCAACGGTAGAAACAGAAATTAGAATGGATATATTAGAATTTGGAGATGGGTTTTCACAAAGAATTCCAGATGGTCCAGATAACTTAAGAAGAATTTATACAATAGTTCACGAGAACTTAAACACAACAGATGCCAGTTTATTAAGAGAATGGTATGAATTTTACAGCAAGGGGCAGACAATAACTGCACCTACAAAACCTACTGACGGAACAACAAGAAACTATTACATTAAAGAATTTAATGAACAACGATCAGGTCCTATACTTCATACATTTACGGCGGTATTAGTAGAGGATCAATAATGCCTAACTTTCTAAACGATTGTAAAAACATAAATGAATACACTCCTATAGAGTTATACAAATTTGATTTTTCTACAATCACTCCAAGATTCTTTTCAGCTGTTTCTACAACAGCTTTCTTAACACCACATAGAAAATCAGATGGATCAAATATTGCAATGAATGGACAAACATTCACTCATTGTGCAATGAATATAGAAGGCATATCAAGTGAACTTGGTGCACAACCTTCTAGACCAGTTTTAAAAATTAACAGAACAACATTTGATGCATTATCACCTGTTGCGGCTTTACAAACAAGTTGGACAGGTTTAGGACACTTACCACCCTTTCCAATGAGAGGTGTTAAGGTAGAAAGATTCTTGACCTTACACGATTACAATGCAGACAGTGATTGGACAATGACCAGTGATCAGAGTTCAGGCACAGCGGCACAGAAAGCCGCCAAGCATACTGCGGTTTTACAGAGTGGTGTGTTGAGTAGATATTTTGTAAATGGTATATTAGATACAACTGGAAACTTTTTAGAATTAGAATTAACACCAGCATTAGGTATTGAACAAAGAACAACAACAAATAGAAAAATGCCAACTGGTTTATGTAGTTTAAGATATAGAAGTTATGTAGGTGGTGCTTTCGTTTATACATCAATTGAAGATGGTGGTTGTCCATATGGACAAACAAACAACCAAGGTAGTGCCGCAACATTTACAAATTACTTTGATAGAACAAATGCAACAACCAGTAGTGCATCAAAAGACTATTGTAATAAAACAGCCAGAGCTTGTAGACTAAGATGGGATCCTTCAAACAATGGAGCACCTTTACCATTTATGGGACAGTTTAAAGCAGGAACACCTGGAGCAACACACAAGGATGACAAATAATGGCAAATACAAGCGATCCATTTAATTCTATAAAGACAGCGGCTTCCAGTTCTAAGAATGCAATAAAATCTAAAGACACTAATATCGTAGCTGGTGACTTATCAGACAAACAATTCTACACAGGTGAAGCAACTGATACCACATCTGTAAAGATACCAATTGTATATGGAACGGTATTAACAAAAGGTGTTATTGTAGATGAAGAGACTGTTAGTGAAACGGCTCCATTTGCTGGATCAGTTAGTAAAGACATAATCAATTATAAGAATTACAAAATTTTAATCAGTGAAGGTGATTGTAATGGTATCAAATCAAATATACTAAATCACACAATCATTAATGGTGTTCCTTTACAAGATCCAACTGATTCAAGCATAGTAGAACTTGCAGGGGTAGAAGTTAAAGAACAAAAAACCACAACAAGTTCAAGTTGGGGTGCTTCAGCAAATCAATTCAGTAGCAGAAGCAAAGATGTTGATATCAGTCCTTTCAAAACAGGAACAACTGATTTAGAAGATTCAATTATAAGAAAAGGTGGCTTCCTACAAGGACTGGCAGATGTGTCAGCAACTTTAACTAATAACCATATTTTAAAATATAATGCAGATTCAGAAAAGTTTGTATCTGTTCATCTTAATGATGCCGCAAATGATATAGGACTATATCTAACTTCAGCATCATCACCATATGGTGTAATAAATGATTCATCAACCTGGATATTACCAACAGCTGGATCATTCACAGTCACATTGGCAACAGATAACAGAGCAAGTCAAACACCATTTAGATGGTGGAAGAATGCCGCTGATTCAGGTGGTTCAGGTAATACAAATACTTCTACTGCTTATGCAGGAACCTGCTTACATATGGATGGATTAGCAAGACCAGATTTATTATTGTATGAAGGTGCCACATATAGTTTTGTTTGTAGTAGTTTAGGATCAGGAAATGGTTTCTATATGACTACAGATGGAACAACAGAATACACAACAGGTGTCACAAATTCTAAAACAGAAAGTTCAACATTTACAATAACACCTACAAATTCAACACCAAGAATTCTTTACTATAGAACAGTGGCAGGAATAGCCACTGGTGGTAGAATATTAATCAAGGAGGTTCAATAATGGGAACATATATTAGAGCACCAGAAAGTTCATCACTAACAGGCTCATTGGATGTTAAGTTTAACACTGATTTCTTGTTCCATACATCAGCATCATCAACACAGGCCCAGTTAAGTGGAATGACAATGTCTGGTATGACAGATTATGAATTAACTTGGTTTGGGTTAGCAATTGGTGGTAATACATCACACATAACTTCAACAGCATTTCAACTTAACATAGACAACACAAATATGACACAGGCTTTTGGAGCCACAGGTGGTAATGGTCTTGATTTTGATTTGGCATTGACTAAAAGTTTTAGTAAAGCTGGAAGTTCTGCTCCATCAACAGATTCAAGATTTTTTGCTCTTGTAGAAGGAGATTATTCTACTTTTGGCAATGTGACTGCTACAACATTATCTGAAGCCTACAAAGAAATATGGACAGGTGGTAAACTAAGAAATGATACCAGTGCTCCATTGTATGCCAGTTATGTTCACAGTGGCATCACTCTTAATTTTGCCACAGCGGCAATGGGAACAGGTGGACACATTTACGATGCTGATGCAACCAATGTCTTATTCATATCATTTTGGGGACCTGGTAGGTATGTTAAGGAAGTAGCCAAAAGACTTAAGATAAGACCTACATCAAATGAGACCACAGAATTTATATTACAAGCCTGTGTAAGAACTGAATCTGTTGATACGGTATTTTCACCTATCTGTAGATTGAGAGAATCATCTACAGGTTATGATCCAGATTTAACAACAACATCATTTATATACAATCAAGGTGAGGAACAATCACTCTTTACATCTATCCACAAAGACAGCACAACAGGTTTATTAGATAATGTAGTATATCCACACACCTCATTGGTTCAATTAAGTTATCCAAGACCTTCAACATTTAAAGATGAAGATGACACAACAACATTTTCATTTATCTATGAAGGTATAAAAGTTCCAAGTTTTTCAGCTGGCCCATCTGGTGCAGGTGAAGATCCAACATTAGGTTCTGATGCACATAGTTCAATAACTGCATTGGTGGCATTAGACTATATTGGATCTAAAAGATATGGAATGGGAGAAATGATTGCTGATGTTAGTAGAACAGGTCAATCAAGTGGTAATGAACAAGCGGCAAAGATAAACAATCAACTTTATGAAGCCTCACAAAGATGTGCAGATTCTTTAAAAGTCACAGCAACAGATGGATCTACTACTACACAGAACAGATACACTTTTAATAGTGTGATTGATAGTGATCAAGACAAGTTTGAAACATTATCTAAAATCTTAAACAATATGCACAGTGAATTCTATTTCCATAATGGTTTCTTAAACATATATCAAGATAAACCAACTGATCCTGTAAAAATTGTAAATCAATCAAATGCACATAACATAGAATTCTCAGGTAGAAATCATTTACCAGAAGTGAATACAATGTATGTTAAATTTAATAATGAAAGAAAAATGTTTAAACAAGATGTAGCCTTTGATGAATTAAGAGATCAATTGAATACTGGTATGCCTGTAGTATCTAAAGAAGTTATTATGGCAGGTATAACAAACAAACATCAAGCATTAAGACATTCAAGATATCTACTTGAAAATGAAAGACATAAAAATGAGTTTGTGACATATACAGCTGGTGCGGATCACAGTTATATGAAACCAGGAGATTTAATATATGCTGATTCTACAAAAGATAATGGCAAAAAACATTCAGGTAGAATTTTAAGTATTAGTTCAACAACTGCTACAATAGATGGTGCTATTGAAATGGATGGTAGCAAAGGTTATAGGATTCTAATTGAAAATGGATTTACTGGTTCAAATGAATACAATGCACACGAACAGACAGTGGTAAACAATTCAATATTTGAAACTTCAATATTGAATACATTCACAGGAACACAAGATATAACTGAATTACAATTAGGTAGTGTGACAGGATTGAATGATATTAATGCTGGTAAATCTGCTTTGACAGATTATAACGGACAGGCATTTATATTGATTGAAGATACTGCACCTGCAACAAAACCTTACCAACAAGAAAAGATTTACAAGATAAAAAGTATAACTGAAACTTCATCATTTGCATATGAAGTGGTAGCACAGAGATATGATACAAACAAATGGGACACGGTGGACGAAGGCTACTTCTTTGGTTATGAATTAACAGAAAGTCTAGCAACAGGATACACGGAGACATAATAATATGGCAACACTTAACATACCAATCGCATATACACAACACTCACCTTATGTGAGAGGCACAGTGACTTATTCTTGGGTTGATACAGCGGCAGTGACTGCCGTGTCAGGATTCAATGCAGGAGAGGCTGGTATTACAGGAGTGGCAACAAATTTATCAAGTGCCAATGTTGTTGTTTCTTTTGATTCAAATTCAAGTGCTACGGTTGATCTAACAGCCTGCACAACAGGTGGACAATTAACCGTGCCAACCAATTATAATAAAGATATAACATTAACAATTACAGCTGATTTACAAGTAGGACTAGTTCATTCAGCTACATCTAATGTTAAGAAAGTTTTAAAACACACTTTCGTTGGAACATCAGATTCAACAGTGACAAGTTCAGCGGCAAACCCTACTTTCACTGAAGCAGAATTTGTAGCAGGCACAACAAAAGATCTTGGAAACTTCACAGTCAATGATGCTGACTCAGGAGCCACTTATATTGCCACAATGACTTATGATAAGTCTTTAGGAAGTATAACATATTCAGATACAAGCATTGTGACATCTAACCCAGCGAATGATGTTATAACAACTTCTACCGTTTCAACATTGAACACGGTGTTGAGTGGTATGATGTATAAACCATTATTGGTATCAAGTCCTACTGCTGGTGCTTATGCTTTACAAGATCAAACATTAACACTAACAATGAAGAACACACATTCATCATTTAATGATGATAAGATAAATGGTCAACCAACAACAATGAATGCTACCATAAACAATGCTCTATCATTTGCAAAATCAGGATCTGCTCCAAGTTTTACAGAAACAGATTCAAGTGGATTTGATAACAACGGTAAGAGCCTTGGAACATTTACCTTATCACCAACAATTACTTTTTCAGGTGTTAATTTTGTTGCCAATGTCACTTATGACAAGAACCTAGGACAGATAACTTATCCAGATGCTTCAATTGTTCAATCATCAGGAATAGGAGATATTATAACAACAAATTCTTCAGCGACATTGAATACTGCATTAACCAATGCCACTTATGTTCCAACAACTTTGACATCAGGACAAGATCTTGAAGAAATATCAGCTGACACAATAACAATTGATGTCACAACTGATCCATCTTTACCAATAGCAAATTCAACTCAAACTGTGACCACAGTGGTTGCGGCAGATGAGTCAGAAGTATCAGGAATAGCTGATTTCACTTATGTTGAAAACACTCACTCACACATATTCTCAAGCCTACAGATAACAGACACGGCAGATGCCGCTGGTGGGACAAATGAAGTCTATGCTATCGTGTTCAAACCAACTGCGAATTCAGAAATCAATGTGACTCAAGGTGATGCATACAGCAACACCACAAGTTATGTGGGAACTTCATTTAGTTTAAACAACAATGGAATATCATCTCTGAATTCAATGGTATTACAAGGATTTAAAACTGAATTGAATCAATGGTTAGCAGATGCAGATAACACAATAAACTATTTGCCTGCATCTGAAATAACATCATCTGACACAATGACGGTAGATGTGTATAGAGCACCACACGGGACTGCTTACAACTTAAACATCAATACAAACTTTTCAACATTCAAACAAATATTCAAAGGTGATACAGTCAACATCACAAATTCAGGCACAGTGACAACTCTGAGATTACAAGACAAGAGTTCAGCAATGAATTATAGAAGTGATTTGAAGGTAATACAGAGTGAAACATTCGTTGATGCCACAACTTGGGGTGCTATAGATAATTTCAGAAATATACTACCAAATCCAAGGGTAGTTTTAAAATCAAAATACAGTGAAAACATAAAATTAAAAGTTTCATTGAACACTTCACTGACAACGACAGAATTTGGAACTCTTGATTACTTTACTCCATATAACAATGCGGCTTCATCCACTCATTCAGGAACATTCACAGCCGCTGACCAAGAACTTGTGGATATTTTGCCACAAGGTGGTTCAACAGGATTTGCTGGTGGTATAGGAAACAGTTTAGCAGGCTCACTGAACTTTCTAAGTCATCACAATATGCAAGGTGAAGTTCTATCTCATAATTGTGGCACTTTGTCAGCTGTATCAGATGAACAAACAGCGACCTTGACATACACGGTTTCTAACTCAGATGACACATTGGCAACTTCTGTTTCAATGCCATATCTAATCGTAAAAAGTGGTTCCGCAAACAAAACAATCACAACAACAGGCACACCATTTGGCACAACTGGTGGAATTATCAGTATGTGGTTATACACACCAAGCACATATGATATGATTGACAGTAATGCGGCATCAACAACTCTATTATTTCAAGCTGGAGATAACAATTTAAGTGCTCATCCTTATTGGATATACAGCAGGCTGGAAAGATCAACATTAGGGGGTGGTGGTGCTGAATATCAAAAATTAAGATTTGGTATACAGCAAAGTTCCACAGAAGGATTTTTTGGCACTTTAAATCTTGGAGGTGTAGGAGAGCAAAAATTAAATTCAAATGGATGGAATCACATCATTGTTGGCTGGAAAACATTCTCAAATGGAATAACAGCACAAGGTGGTGTAAATGGAATATCAAATACATTCACAGGTGGAGTTTATGCAGGAGGTTCAGTTAGTGCACCAACATCTTGGGCCACAGGAATGGATACAATCAACAACTTAACATTTGCAGAAGATCAAGAAGGTGCTTTCAAAGGACATATACAGATATTCAATTCAATGGCAGATGGTGATATATCTACTGGTTCTACATATGGTCCCAAGGCGAGACAATGTGTATCAATTGAAGATCTACCAAGTTCAAGTAATTTCCAATTTAGACCAACCGTTAGAAATGATCTACACGGTTTCATACACGGTGATGCAACCAGTTGGAGAGTTAAAGGAAATATGGGTGGTTCTGTATCAGTCACATCTGGTGCAACAGGACAGGCATTAGCCCCTGCACCAGCTGGTCAGTCTTATGCTACTTATTCACCGTAATATACTTTTTTTATAAGGAAAACTAAATACAAATACAAGGAATAAACACTATGTCAGCAGGAACATTAAATTTAACAATAGAACAAGGAACTACATTCCAAAACAATATGACTGCGAATGTAGATGGTTCTACGAACATAACTAATTTCACTTTTGCAAGTCAAATTAGAACAGAAGCCATAAGTGATCATATTTTAGCCACATTTACAGTGACTAAAACAGACAACACAGCAGGTGAATTTAACATCAGTCTAACTGACACACAGACAGCAGGTTTACCAGTGGGAACACACAAATGGGATCTTGCTTATGTAGATTCAGGTGATAGTTCAAGAAGAAGATTATTAGAAGGTAATTGCACCGTGGTAGCACAGGTGACAAGGAGTTAATATATGGCAACAACAGTCACAACAACAGGATCAGTCACTAACATCACAGTTCAAACAGGAACACAGAATCTATTTTCTAATGTTGCCGCAGATTCAGGCACAGTGGTTGTTGATTCAACAACTGATGTATTAACAATAGCAGGCGGTGAAGGTATTGACACAACAGGAACACCAGGCACAGACACAATTACTATTGCTGGAGAAGATGCTTCAACAAGTAATAAAGGTGTTGCAAGTTTTAATTCAAGTCATTTCTCAGTAAGCTCAGGTGCTGTATCATTATCAACTGGAATCAATAGTTTATCAGATGTAGATACCACAGGTGTAGCAAATAACAAAATTCTAAGATACAATTCAACATCATCAAAATTTGAAATAGTAGATGCAACAGGTATATCACTGACAGATATAAGTGTCACAGATGCAGGTGGCGATGGATCATTAGCATATAACAATTCAACAGGTGTTATTACCTACACAGGCCCAAGTGCTAGTGAAGTAAGAGCACATATTACAGCTGGTGAAGGAATTGATATCAGTTCTGGTGCAATATCTGGAGAAGATGCAACAGACAGCAATAAAGGTATTGCTTCATTCAGTTCAGATCATTTTACAGTGAGTTCAGGTGCTGTCACAATGAAAACAGGTGGTATAGATGACACATTAATTAACTTTGGAACAGGAACAAACCAGGTTGATACAGATGTTTTACCAGAAGGTTCAACTAATCAATATTACACAGATGCTAGAGCAAGAGCAAGTATATCAGCAAGTGGTAGTTTAGCATACAACAGTTCAACTGGTGCTATGACTTACACACAAGGCAACACAGACACAGTAAGTGAAGGTAGTTCAAACTTATACTTTACAAATGCGAGGGCTGATGCAAGAATTTCAAACAACATATTAGATGAAGACAACTTTAGTTCAGATAGTGCTACAAACACAGCATCACAACAGTCAATCAAGTCTTACATAGCAACACAAATAGCCACAAAAGATGCTTTGAGTGAATTGAGTGGTAATACTGATGATGTAAGTGAAGGTTCAAGCAACCTTTATTTCACTAATGCAAGAGCACAGGCAGTTTCAATAAACAATGTGGTAGAAGACACAACACCACAACTGGGTGGTGACCTAGATGTGAATGGAAATGATTTGGTCACAACATCAAATGGAAACATAAAATTAACACCAAATGGCACGGGTCAGATAAGAATAGACAGTAATGTCGTAGAACAACATAGTGCCGCAGGTTTGGTAATCAATCATTTAGGACAAGGCACCCACAACGGTGCGAACTATGGAGCACCTGAAGGTGATTCATCTGGTTCCACTATGTTATTCAACACAGGTATTCAAATTGAAGGTAGAGGTCCATATGAGTATCCAGCATTGGTAATGAGAAACACATCAATCAACGGATACAACAACTTATGGGCGGCCAAGGCGAGACCAGCTGATATAAGTGATAGCGAAACCCCCAATCTTTCTTACACCACAGATGATTACCTGGATGAAGGTGAGATCATCTTTAGATTCTTTGGAGCTGGTTATCAAGGCACTGATGGAGCTGGCAATAGTGTATTCAGTTATGGTTCAGCCACGGTTGATCTGTATGCCACAGAAAATCACTCAGCATCAGCGAACGGTGGTGGTATCAAATTCAAGACATTAAACACAGGCACAGCGGCAGGATCAGGAAATGAAACAGAGAAACTTAGAATTTCAGATCAGGTCAAAGTGAATCCAGGTAAATTGGACATTGACTTCAGAGTGTATGGTGACAACAACGATGATGTGTTAAGGGTTGATGCATCACAGGACAAGGTAAAGATAGGTGGTGTGATGAGATTACACTCAGCAGGCAGTGATCCATCAAGCAATCTAGCCAATGGTGATATGTATTACAACACATCAACACATAAATTTAGAGGCTATGCCAACGGTAGTTGGGTGGACTTACACTAATGATCAAGGATTCAGAAGATGGCCAGATACAAAGTGTGCAAGTGTCCTTGTGTTATATGTATAATAACCTGGCCTTTTAGAAAATATTGGAAGTGGACAATAAGCAATTATGACAAAGAATAAAACAACAGCTGAAAGATTAACAAAATTAGAAACCAAATTAGACCTACTAATGAACAATCATATGGCACATTTTGAATCAAGGATGACTAGATTGGAAGCTGGAATGATTGGATTGCTTTGTTTTGCTATTACTAATCTTATTGTAGTGGTATGGAATCTGATCTAACCTTTTGGCCACAACAACAAAACCTACAAGCAATACCAGATCTAAAGTTTAACTCACCTTTATTCCGTTTCACATTTGAACAATATCTACAAAAATTCCTAAATTACGAACCTTGGGAATACGAACATCTGGATTGGCTATACGAAGAATACACCCAGATCTGGCAATCATAACTCATTAAATACTAACACAATGTAGGTTAAATGATATTCACCTATATTGTAATCTGTTGGCGGTGTATTGCTACTAGAACATCCTTTGTTAATATTAGAATGTCTTCGCATAATCTATAGCAATACACCCCTATTAACAGCATTTTAAGAAGGATACAGCCGTCAGGAACACCAAAATGGACCATACATACCCATACAAGAAAAAAGTGCTTAATTGCTGGTGTATTCACGATGTTGATGCTAGATCAGATTGGTGTAGAAACTACTGCGATCAACCCTTTTTTGTTGATATGAGATACACAGAAGACACCAGTATCCCCATACATCATCACCAAGATCCAACGGGATTCGTAGATGAAGTTGTATTTGAATTCACAAGTAGGAAAGATCTCGTGTTGTTCACATTGGTTTGGGGTTAGTCTAAGGCTTCACACTAGCCTGGGGCACCTGGATCTTGTCAAACTTCTGCTGTGATCTTGATGCTTGTCTCCCCCATTCAGCCACTTTGGCAAATGGTCTCCATTCCAGATTGTCTTTGCGGAAATCATTCTTGTCCCCATTCTTGTGCCAACGAACATATCCTTTGGGCGGACGACCTATTATGAACCAGGCAAGATGCACCCGCCTAGGCCACGACTCTGGATCACAGGGTAGCTTGCCAGCTGTGACAGATCCTGAATTGCTACGGGTCCAGACCCTTTTAAACAACTGATAGTCCAGCTCTTCATCAACCCATAGTGTGCTGTTGGTGTTGCGACATTTGATATACTCTTCCATTAATAAACGAACTCCCCTCCAGCCCAACCTAACACATCATTCCACATCCGTTTGGCCTGTCTATTCCTGTCCACCTGCCTAGTGAATCCAATAGTGATAGTGTCCTTGAACTTCCTGGGATTGTATTGTGTATAAGGTGCAAGATTAAAACAACAGGGAGTGATCAGCTTTTCAAAGTCAAATTGATCCCCACGATGAACTACTAGGAAATAACGATATGGCCACATATGAGCCATCAACCCCCTAAACCCTGTGTGATGCCAATGAGTCCTCTTGGTTATATGTGCGGAATCACAATACTTATGGAACTGAAATTGACTGTTTTTTACAGCTTTGATTGCCTTGGGATAGACATATTGTTTGTTTTTATCAGTGGACATTGTTAATTTTATTTATTAAACAGATGCAATATTGAACCTACTTGGTATGTGCAAAGAGATAATGAAACATACGGAACACTATGGGAAAGATGGTTAATACGATTACAGCGACCACGGTTGTGCAAAATAGGGGGCTACCCCCATTGTAGAATAGTAAGGGAAACTATAGGCACAATGGGCAAGGTGGTTATAGAATAGTATATAAAATCTATCAGACCTGACCCCGCTGTGTCAACCTTTTCAAAACAATTAATCAGTAATAAAGATCTTTAATGAGGTTGACTTTGCCTAAGGTTCGTTTACAATTGACCAGATCATTCCTAAGGCTTCGTCAAGAGACAACCCCTCACCTTGATAAAGATGACTGATCAAAATAAGATAAGGGATTGCGATTATGTCACGATCTGATCATAACATATAAGGATTGATCTTCAGACCGTATGCTATTATAACACAGAAAGATCTTTAAGTCAACCAAGGAGTAGTTGGGGGACACACCCAGACCTTTAAAGGTATTGAGGAGATGACCTCCGCCTGGTGGCCACCACTCCCTGATGGCTCCCACCTTGTCTCACCTTGTCCCCTTAAGGTTCTCAAACGGTAGCAGGGCCATAGGGCATCGTGGCCCACAGTGGCAGAAATCTTTTTGATTATAACACACGGTGAGACTGGGTGTCAACACAAAAGATCTTTTTAATTTTCTTTTTCTTTTTTTTCTCTAAGAGATTCTAAAAAGATTTCCAGAGGTGAGACCATAGGCCTAGGGTGGTGTAGGGTGGGCCTAGGCTGTTGTATATTTGCAACAGATTAAACCTTGGGTGGTGCCAGAGTGGAGAGGGTGAAAGCGGGATTAGGGTAGGGCCTAGCAGTCTTTACTCAATATAAATCGTCTAGATTTCAAACCTGGAAAAGATCTTTTAGGACACGATGCCTCTCCACCGTGTCCCAAGGTTCTCTGACCTTATGCCTCTTCTTTCTGTTTGTTGGCTTCATTCCAATAACCTGTGTATTCTTCGTCATCTTGATCATCCCAGGTATAACCTGCCGTTTCAGTGGCATCTCTCATCACACTCACATATTCATCAGCCGTTTCAAAATCACCAAGTTGATCCCATTCTCCATTTAGCCTATGATGTGCGAACATAAAATTTTCATAATCACTGCCCATTTGCTCTAGCATTTCTGTAGCATCAATAAACAAATTGGCGATCAGAGATTTTAGTTGTTCCTGTTGATTCAATGTAGTAGTAAAAGCCAACATTACCACCCCATATTGATTGGGCTCTATGCTGATGTGTAGTTGTCTTAAACCATATTTTTTAGCCAACGGCTTGATCATTGGTTTATAGAAACCCATCAACATTTCAGTCTGTTTTTTATACCAAGGCCTGTCATTTATGTTGGGTTCATTGATCACCATTGTGATCTCGTCCCCTTCAATCTTGGCAGGGATTTTGTTTCCTTTTATCTCAACACCAGGCTTCCAATCATCAGTGTTATCATCATAACTGCTAAAACTGAACTGATGGAAGTTGTGTTCATAACTGCCTAATGTATAGTTTTCTTTCTTTGCCATTTTGTCCTCTTTCTGTTAAATGGTTTATACTATTATACTAACACAGAAACAAGATCTGTCAACCTGGAGATTTAGCCTTATTTTATTAAAGATCCCGTTCAATCTGTTCCATAGCATTCATCAACAATGTCCAAAGGTATTTGTTCTCGTAATTGTTCTTCCATCTGATCTTGGGTGGTCTAACCTGGAACGGTCGTGTGGCTATCTTGTTCTCAGCCCATATTCTCATATCTGACCTATTCCTTAACATTGGGCTACGGAAAGCCCA